CCATAAACCTTTAATATGTTATATGATTCAACATACATCAATATGTTATAAGTGGGGTAGACATTAGCAATCACCTCGAGACTATGAAATTCTAAGAATAATCTTATTTTCTGTATCTTGTCCAAATTCGCCTCACCAAGAGTTATACTATCTGGATTTTTACCAGCCTGTAGACTAAATGGCAAGCAATAATAATATTTATTAAAAAGAGGAGCCTTTACAAGATCTAAACAAGGTATTATACTTCTGAAAAGTGCGGTATTTTCTGTGCTAAAGCGTGTGTAATTGCCCTCATATGTTAGACTCAAACTTGCAAGAGGATCAGAATCACGTGTTGTGAAAGCTGGGACAAGATCTTGATAAGAAGTCATGTTGAGGCCACTACAATCTGGCCACCAAGGTGGCACAAGTGTTTGCGCGCCACTCAATTCACGTGTGGCCAAGAAATAGGTATTCAAGCTTGCACATTCCTCTCTCTGAGCAAAAAAGAATATATTACGTGTTGGGTTAGGAATTCTCAATGGAATTTCAATAGTGGGCTGACCCTTCGTATTCACTTGATCCAAGATATAATGTTGAACAACTGGCATTGTAAATTCTGCTTGGCGAAATCGATTTGCCTCTGGCTTGTCCAAAGTAACATATTCAACCATAAGATAAGTATCACCAAGACTGTAAGTAGAGGGCATTTTCTGGTCAGGAATTTCAGACAATAGGGCGTCAGGCTCAAGAGGATTTATAGCAGGTATTGTTTCTCCATTTGGATCAAAGACGTAAAAATTCGTCCCAGCAATATCTATAAAGGGTGAAGGCGTACGCTTAGAACAGACCGTCGGCACATTTGTTGTTACCTGTTCTATACGTGATGGCGTGGTATATAATTGGCCAACATTGCGAAAATTTATTGTAATACGAACATCATCTGTATAAAGTCCATCAATGGGTAAGGATGTTCCTAGGTCGCCCTTACTGAACCAGAATGGCAGAGGAACAACAACCTGTTCATATTGTTTGTCCCATCCAAAACTATATTCATTGAAGCCATTCGCCTTTCGCAAGATCATATTATTAATGTTCTGTACCTTTTCAATTGGTGTATAGAACTCATCCAAAACTTCCAGAAGCTGGCCGTCCATTTGTTCAACACGAGCTCCACCAATTTCTAGCGTCATATTATTTATAAGTGCATGACCAAGTGAATTCGTCCAGCCAAAGACTGGGCCAGCAAATTTTGACCCTCCTGCAGCCTGTGCAGCAAGTTGTGGTGTTCTTATATCTGGCATTGTTGCCACAAGATAAATACGTGTAACAAGATGCCCCTTTCGTGGCAAGGTAACCACACAACTTGTGCCGAAATTTGGCTTGGAATTAAAATCAATTCGCTGCCATTGTGTCGTGAAACGACCATTCTTTGTTAAAACATATTTGAATTGCCGAGTTTCAATACGTGTGCCTATTAGGCGAACGTCTTGAAAACCACTATGTAAAAGGCGAAGTAGGCTCGCCACCATTCTCTAAACAGGTTGTATACTCTTAGGTTAGCTGTTAAACACCTTACTGGCAAGGCCATTCTGGAATCGGATCCAGTTCAAGCCGATCACAAATACAATGACCTCCCATTCAAGATCACGCGTACCGCCTGGTGGCATAATGCGCATACGAATACGGACATCATTTGCCCTGCTCGCATTAAACCAGCCTGATGGATCGTGATGACCAGGCTTTGTCGCAAAATGATAGCCATAAATATTTGCAAGATAGGGAAGTATGCCACCCTTATGTTTTTCGCCAATATTTCTTCTGAAATACTTTTCAGAACCGTAAATAACTTCAACGCCATCGATTTGTATAGCCGCATCAACAAGAAGAGTCCCTATAGGTTGAAATACGGGATCATATTCACGCTCAAGAACATTTGTATAATTTGTCCATTCATTATTGCCGTTCACAGCCTTGCGTCTCACAAACCACAAGATTTCTTCAATTGGCCCATTGCATTCTAGAGGTAGGGTCACCTGTACACTGTCCTTTCCAGAAACAGTCAATGTATATTTCGACGGCTCGTCGTAGGTAAAGGTCTGTACATCGCGATAAATTCTGTCGAAGGGCTTGTGAATTAATGCTTGGCGATATTTACCGTCTAATATACATCCATATGTCAATAACTGCACTGACTTGAAATCTGGGGGCAAGGCATTTGTCGTAACAGTTTGTTCTTGATAATACGGATAAGTTGTGTCAATAAAGGTAAAGGTCTTATTAAGAGGGCTATCATCTATGCTAAGGCGATTGAGCGAATTATTACGGACACATTCGTGAAAGGGTCGAAGGGTCAAACGTATTCTCATAGAATGTTCTTTAACTGCTAAAAGAGGAAAGGCAGCACGAAGTTTCTCTCTTTGAAAACTAAAAGGAAGTATACATGTTATATATCCATCCTCTGTTGGATACATGCGGGTCACATCTTGATTCAAAAGACGATTTATGCCCACTTGACCAAGGGCATCATGTGATATTCCATATTGCGCATTCATATCAGGATAAAGTAGGTTGTAGACATTCGCAAAATCACCAGATACTTTTTCAATCGTATGATCTTCTACAAGTAATTCTGCCTCTTTTATAAGAATTGTACCGAGACTGTTCGCATAAAACCAGACATTCTTCGGATTCTTAAAGACCCATTTCTTCTGTTTGATTTTTTCAATAACAACTGGAGTAAACCAGTGATCGAGTTTGATTTGTAAGGCCACTGAAAAGAGAAGATCGCAGGGTTTGAAAGATCCAATATCAAACTGCATCTTTCCATTCCAGGTTCCAGTACCCTTATAGGCAAATTCTTGAATAACTGTCGTAAAGGGCAACACTCTGCGTGAGGAATCACGAGCAAACCACGATGTATTTGTATCGAGTGGAAAGAGAAAGTCGTCTTGGTTGTCACGATCACAAAGGTCAAGAATAGTTGTTTGATCTCCAGCTGGTTTTTCGCAAATATTAATATTTCCCTTGCTCATCCTATACTATCTTAGTTGGCATATTTAAACCGACCACGCCCACCCTTGATTTGATAAACAGCCCAGCTCTCAACAATACTTCTCATTTCAGATATTCGTTGTTTAAGAACAGGATCATATGTAATATTCGCCAAAGTTATATTGAGCTGTGGCCTTATTGCCGTTGTAAAATTAATACCACCATCTGGCTGCCTATCTGCTGGAAAACCATCACCCATTCTCCAACCCTTAGACCAATTCATCGTATTTATACCAAGATCTGTCGCCCTCTCTTCTTTGGCGTGCTGCATCATATCCCCATAAACAAAAGCGTCCCAATCACCCTCTCGTTCCTTACCAGCAATTATTAGCTTCATCGAGACATAATAATTATTTGCCGAAATATCTTGTTGAAACTTATAGAGTTGATTACTTCTAAAACGGACCATAGATCGAAAGAATGTAGTCACGCGCTCCCCCAAGAACTGACCACTCAAGAGCCGTACACTCACGGCATTCGCCCCCTTATCAAGAGGAGAATAATCATAGTCGTTGAAACTAAAGATATTCTCAAAATATCTGCGAAAGCAAATAATGTGCTCTTCCTGTATAAGCAATTCTCGTAAGCGATTTGACGTATAAAGTTGCTTGGTCTCTAATAATAAAACGGGCTTCTGCATCTTTATAAGTTCAGTTGTCTTAAAGGGTACCTTATTCGCACCCCTACTTTTAACAATATATAGTGTCTGACCCCATGGATAGGGTCCAAGGCGTGAATCAGAGGCTTCCACAATTTCCTCGAGTTTTCGCAAGGTCACTCGCAAACGAAAGTTCTGCTGTTTGACAGCCGCAATGGGAAAATGCCCAGTATCTCCAATATAGGTTCCAGGAAAGGGTAGGCGAAGAACAAGACGATCAGGGCACGCAGCCCGTTGTATAGCAAGAGTCGAGCCATCATGAATACCAGCTAGACTATCTTCTAAAACGAGCCCATTGTATGAGCCGCGTGTTCTTGACAATGCATAAAGTGCGTCGCCACTGATTTCCTGAAGAAGAATGTTATCTTGTAAGATTTCAATCTTCTTACACAAAAAATAGGCAATACCGTTTGTATATCCGTATGTCACACCATTGTTATCGCTTATAAGAGATTTTCCATTAAGAGCTGCTATATCAGGTGGAAGCCACGAGGGCAAGTCTATAAGAAGATTGGCCTCGACGAGCAAGTCTCCTGAAAAATCAAAATCGAATTCCACAATGTTGCCAAATTTAACATCTGTTATAGGAACTGTCTGACGAACTTCGGGTAGAATAGAAGGATATGCCTGATATCTATAATCAAAGGGCTGGACACTTGTTGTTTCATCCTTGAAGAAGAATTTATCTTTTTCTCCACGTGCGACCAACTCATATAAACTTCCGTCTATACTTGTTTTAGGCCTATGGCTCATCCTAGATGACAATTACAAAATTGATATGTATTTATTACGAATATACATTTAGAATATGCCACTCGTTATTGTTGAAAGTCCAGCGAAATGCAGCAAAATCAAGGGCTTTCTCGGCCCAGGCTACGATGTCATAGCCTCTATGGGCCATATCCGAGCCTTGGAAGAGGGTCTTGATGCAATAGGTACAGAGCGTGATTTTGAGCCACGTTACAGTTTTCAAAAGGAAAAGGCGAAAACTATTGCCGCAATCAAAGACGCTGCCAAGAAGCATACTGAGATCATCTTGGCAGCAGACGATGATCGAGAAGGGGAAGCAATTGCATATTCAGTCTGTGTTCTCTTGAAGCTCGATCCACTTAAGAACAAGCGTGCAGTCTTTCACGAAATCACTAAGCCAGCTGTCCTAGCTGCTATCCAAAATCCGCGCATCCTAGACATGAACAAGGTCAACTCACAGCAGAGCCGTGCCGTCCTAGATATGCTTATTGGTTATAGTATTAGTCCTCTCCTATGGAATCACGTAAGTCATGGCCTATCGGCTGGACGATGCCAGACACCAGCCCTGCGCCTAGTAGCAGAACGCGAATTGGAGGCTACAAATTTCAGTTCGACCTGTTCATGGCTAGTCGATGGGCAATGGTCGAAGGGTTCATATAATTTCGAAGGAAATTTGACTGATGAACTCCAAGACATGGATTCAGCTGAGGCCTATCTTGAAATGCGCAAGGACGATCTTGGTGCAACTGTCTTATCAACGGTTGTAAGACAAACAAGCGAACAGCCACCGAAGCCCCTCATTACGAGTTCATTACAACAACAGGCCTCTTCTCTCTTGCATATTGGGCCAAGGGATACAATGAAGATTGCTCAACGGCTTTATGAGGCGGGGCATATCACTTATATGCGAACCGATAGGGCTGCTCTTGGTGAAGAGGCAGTCAAGGAAGGAAGTGCATATATTCTAGAAAACCACGGAAAAGAGTATCTTGGTCAGTCTAAAAAGGGTACAACGGCCACAGCAACAAATGCACAAGAAGCGCATGAAGCCATCAGACCAACACACTTTGAAATTAAGGATCTACCTGAAGCTGAAGACTGGTCGGCTAAGGATCGTAAGCTCTACAGAATTATCTGGACACGCGCCCTACAATCCCTTATGAGTCCAAAGAAAGGCGAGAAGTGTATTGTAGAATTCAGGGCAAATAAGGATGACTCAGACTGGACCTGGCGTTCATCGTGGGCAAGAACCATCTTTGAGGGCTGGCGCATCTTGAATTGGAAGGATATTGATGAAGACAAGGACGAGAAGGATGCCTTGGAAGAGGAATGGCTGGCTGCGACAAAGATCAAAGAAGGGGACAAGCTGCAATGGCAAACTCTTAAGGCCGCACCACATTATACAAAGGCCCCAGGTCGCTTTTCAGAGGCAACACTTATCAAGGAACTAGAAGAAAATGGCATTGGTAGGCCATCGACATTTGCCTCGCTAATTTCGACGATTCTTGACAAGGCCTATGTTGAAAAGAAGTCATTTGAGGCAAAGTCAGTCAATGTTGACATTCTTACACTAGAAAAGGGCAAAAACATTGTCAAGAATCAAAAGGAGATGAAGCAGGGCGGTGAAAAGGACCGTCTTGTGCCAACGGCCTTGGGTAAGTCTGTTCTTACCTATCTTCTAGCCAATTTCCAAGACCTTTTCGCCTACAAATTCACTGCAGAAATGGAGTCGCGTCTAGATAAGATTGCAGAGGGCCAGGAGCCTTGGAAGAAGGTTGTTAAGGATACATGGCTTTCTTATAAGTCGCGTTATGAGGCCCAACTCGCTATCAAAAAATCAAGTGAAGAAAAGTCGTCGCAATTCAGAAAGGAACTTGGCGAAAATATTGTGGCAATTATTATTAAGAAAGGGCCACTCTTGCTCAAAGAGTCTGATGATAAGGATAAGACGAAGACAATCTTCTATGGGTGGCCTGTCGCAGTCAAGTTTGAAGATATGACCCTGGAGAAGGCAAAGACCTTTATTGCATCCACAGAGAAGACAAAGGTTGGCGACGTACTAGGTACAATTGATGATAAGGAAGTTCTTAAAAAGAAGGGACCTTATGGGTTCTATGTTGAATATGATGGGAAAAAAGTATCATGCAAGGAGGAATCGACTTTTGAAGAAGTAAAAGAACTTCTTGAAAAGCAGGCAGAAAATCCTAGTAAGCGTATTGGCCAGTTCGAGATTAAGAAGGGACCTTATGGGCTTTATATGTATAAATGGGCTAATCCTAAGAAGGAGTTTGTAAGTGTGTCGGCTGGAACCAATATCGATGAACTTACAGAAGGTGGATGCATTGCATTGTTCCAGTTCGGCTTGCAGCAGAAGGCCAAGTCGAAGGCCTATGGTTCTGGGTCTGGTCCTGGTAGGGGTAGGGGCAGAGGCCGCGGCCGAGGCCGCCCCTAATTATATAAGTCCTCAACATTGACAAACAAGTTGATTATATCAAGAAATAGGCCAAGAGATAATTCAACATAATCATAGGGCTTCCGCGCTCTATATTTTATAACCTGTGTATCATATG